AATAAAGATTACAATTCTAAAATCTATAAAGAGGAATGTAATTGTAATTTTAAGATTAAAGGCAAACTAAATATGGATGGAACTCCTAGAAAGCACTATGCCTATATAAAGGATTGGGCATCATGAGAATTATGGTTACTTTTATAATAACTGAGGATTATATTATTGAAACTTCTGATATTAAAAAATCAGCAAAATTAATTCAAAAAATTTGGAAAAAAAAGCAAAATTCTCAAAATAATTTACTTAAACAACATAAAGTAGATTATTCAATAGATATTGTAGAAAAATATATAACAGAGGAGGTATAAATGGGGGATAAGTACAGACCAACTGCTTTTGCAGATGTAAAAGGAGCTGCAACAAAGATTCAGAGTGTTGATTGGCATACACCTCCAGAGGTGTTTGATAAATTAGATTTAGAATTTGATATTGATGTAGCTTCTCCTGTAGGTGGTGTTGATTGGATTCCTGCTAAAAAGTATTATACAGAGCAAGATGATGGATTAGCTCAAGATTGGGAGGGTACAGTATGGATGAATCCCCCTTATGGCAAATTTACTGCAACTTGGTTGGAAAAATTTGTAAATCATGGAGATGGAATAGCCTTAGTATTTGCTAGAACTGATACTCTTTGGTTTCATAATTATGCACTTAAAGCAGATGCACTTTTATTCACTAAGGGTAGATTAAAATTTATTAATCCAGAGAGAAATGATACAAGCACTTCTGCATCAGGCTCATTGTTTGTAGCTTGTGGTAGTAAAAGTGTAGAATCTCTTAAAAATTCAAATATGGGATGGTTTATAGATTTAGGTAATAATAATGATATCTTTAAATTATAGGAAAGAGGGATATAAATTTCCAGAGCTTCCTATACAAACAACAATTATAGATCCTCCTTACAATATTGGATTTAATTATAAATCTGATTTTAAGGATAAGATGACTCCAGAGGAATATAACAAATTTATTTATGATTGTATTGAGGGTTGTTATCATCATTCAACTGATGATGCTAATTTATTTTTAATTAATTATCCTGAAATAATATTTGATTTATATTTAGCTATTGATCATAGCTCTTGGAATATTAATCAATTTATTCAATGGGTTTATCCATCTTATCAAAGATCTAATAAAAAATTTACAAGAGCTAGTAGAACTATATTGTGGCTATCTAAAAATAATTCTAAAACATATTTAGATAGAGTAACTCAACCATATAAAAATCCAAATGATAAAAGAGTTAAAAAGATAATAGCTTCTGGTAAGACAGGAACTCATCTTTATGATTGGTGGGAAATAAATATGGTTAAAGGTAATTCTAAAGAAAGTTTAGGTTATGTTAATCAAATACCTTATGAGCTTTTAAGGAGATTGATTCTTACAACTACTGATGAAAATGATGTAGTTTATGATCCTATGTGTGGCTCAGGATCTACAGTATTTGCAGCAGGGCATCTAGGTAGAATTGGAATAGGTTATGATATTAGCTCTAAAGCTAGGGATATTTGGGATAAATACACTATCAATCCTTATACTGCTCTAGGTTATGATAGAAAATGAGTATATTAAGTAAGCCATTACAAGCATTCTGGAATAATCAGGTTGCTAATGATAATGTTAAAGCTACTCCTTTTTCTGGTAATTGTATGTTTTGCAGTAAAGCAATAACAGAAAAAGATGAGGATCACTCTGTTTGCAATACTTGTTGGGCAGATTTAGGAGATGATGAGTGATAGAACTTTTATTAACTTGCTCATTGTTAGGTACTGTTCATTTTAACCTAGATGAAGTAACTGATATATATAAAGTATCTAATCAATGTGAGTTAATAGAGGTGGTGCAGGAGTGGATTCCATTAGTTAATATCCACTTTCAGTCAGAGGATGAAGCTCTTGCATTAACTGTTATTTATTGTGAAAGTAGAGGATATGCTAATGCTACAGGCTATAACACAGATGGATCTTATGATCAGGGTTTGTTTCAATTTAATAATAGAACTGAGAAATGGCTTGAGGATGATATCTATAATAGAGATCTAGATATGTATGATCCAGAAACTAATGTAAAAGCTGCTAGATGGCTTTCTTTTTATGATGGTTGGCACCATTGGAACAGTAGTAAGCATTGTTGGGGGAGATATGGTTAATGCTAACAATAGGAGAGATTTTAAAGCAGAGGAATATGATCTTTATGATGTTAGAAAAGCTAGACCATTCTGGAATCAAGTCTGTGAAGCTAATCAATGGCAAGTTATAAAAGATGAGGAGGACTTTGCAGAGGACTATGTTTGCAAAATACTTAATAATCTTTATGTTATGGAGCTTCAGGTTGTTGGTTATTGGCATAATTTTAACAAAGATAATATAAGCAACTTATGGATCTCAGCAAGTAAAGTAGATAATCTTAAAAAGAAAGCACAGGCAAAAAACACAAGATCAGGTTTAATTTTTCTTAATTGTGTTCCTAATAGGTTTATAGGCATAGATATAGAGGAAATTAAAGAAGCCTACAAAGTTAATAAATCCTCTGGAGAGAAATCTTATCAAATACCAATACAAAAGATTGATTATCTTTATAAGGAATTATTAGACAATAACTTCTGTGATTGCTTAGAAAATCACATAGAAATTATGGATCAGGGTAATGGTAGAATCCCAATGGCTCAAAGAAATGTAAATTTAAGAGGTAAAAATGGAATATGCTGCTGATGAAATAAATTATGGCTACAGGGCTATTATGATGCTGATTAATTCTGAACATACCTTAATAGATAAGATTGAAAATATAAAAGAGATTGATGGCACTAAAGAACATCCATTGTTCGGTACAAGTCAGGGTGGAGTAACTTTCTCTATGATGCTTAAAGGTATGCAGACACTTGTAGAGATTGTGTTAAATAAGGGAGATAGATTTGATATAAACACTATGACAGAGCTTGGAAGTGCAACTGTTATAGATGAAACTGTGGAAACTGTAAATAATTTTTTACATATCTTTTATACAAACTTAAAAGATGATGAGAATAAACTACTGAGTGAGGCATTAGATCCTCACAACTACAGGAAAGCTGCTAAAAAAATGCACTATAGAGAAATGTTTGGTGATGATGCAGCTATTTAATGGAGATTGCCTGAAAGTAATGCAGGATATTCCTGATAACTCTGTTGATTTGATTATTACTTCTCCACCTTATGAGGATATTTCTGGAGCAGGTTATAAAGCTAACAAAAAAGATATATTATTTCTTAAACTTTATTCTGAGTTCTTAGATAAAGTATTTACTCATTATGAAAGAATATTAAAAGATGGTGGGCAATTATTTTTTAACATAAAAAGTAAAACTGCAAACAAGACATTAAGAACTCCACATTGGCTAGAATTTACAGATGCTTTTCAAAAATTAGATTTTAAAAGTTATATTATTTGGAAATATGCAGGAAGTTTTGATAGCACAAGATCTAGGTTTCATTTGGATTATGAAATTATTTACCATTTATCAAAAGGTGATAATATTTACCTTAATACTGATTGTGGTATTGATGATCCATTAACTTCTGTTTGGTATGTTCCACATTATATACCTGCTAAAGAAAGATTACATCCTACACAAATGCCTATAGCACTAGCAGAAAGAATATTAACTATTGCTTCTAAAAAGGGAGATACAGTATTAGATAATTTTATGGGTAGTGGAACAACAGGTGTTGCTTGTAAAAAATTTGATCTAAATTTTATTGGCATTGAATTAGACAGGGATAATTTTGATATATCAGAAAATAGAATACAAGAAGCATCAAAAAGTTAAGTTTGTAATCCCTACAGATCTAAGAATTATAGATCCACAGACAAAAAATATACTCTGGAAATATGGCACAATACAACTATTTGCTAATAATAAAATTTCTGCATGGGTACTAGAAAACAACACAAAAGAGCCAATTAGAATTTCATTATTCTGTATCTTGCCTGTACATTGATATTATATGAAAGCACAAGTTAATTTAAGTCAAGTATTGCAGGGTGGTTTAGCTGCATTAGTTGGATGGTTATTTAAAACTGTTAATGATCTACAGCAAGAAGTTGCTGTTTTAATGGTACAAATATCAGATGCTAAAGAAGATCTAATGTCTTTAGCTATGAGGGAACAAGAACTAAACTCAGCAATTACTGAAATTCTTATAAAACTAGGTGGATAATGTGTAATTGCAACTATTTATGCTGTGGTTGTAGTTTGCATTGTAATAATAGAACTTAGGTTATACTAAATCTATGGATTACATAGATGATATGTCTTTAGCTTTACCTAATCAGCAACAAGTTGGAGAATCTAATATTGATTTTAAAAGATTTCAATATTATTTAGGTTTAGGTGCAGGTAGAACTCTAACAAAAGTTTCAGAAAACTTCAGTTTGACAGAGAGGAGAATATATCAAATATCCTCTAAGAATCAATGGCAGGATAGAGTAAAAGCTATAAATAAAATGCTTAATGAGCAGATTATTGGGGAAGTTTTTGCTCAAGTAGGAGAAACTGCAAGAGATCTAGCTAATGAGCTTAAGCCTGTAATTTTTAGAATTATTAATGAAATAAATGAAAGAGATCTAGCTTCACTTAATCCTACTGAATTAAAAGGATTGTTAGATGTTTGCTATAAGATGATCAGTCAAATTTATGGATTAGGAACACCTCAAGTAACAGTTAATCACATAGAACAACCACAGATCAAGTTCAAGTGGGATTGGGAGCAGGATGATGAGCCAGATTATTGAGGCTACTCCACCTGATCTACATTCTGGACAATTAGAAGTTATAAAAGCATTAGATGAACATAGATTTATAATTGCTGTTTGTGGTAGGAGATGGGGTAAAACTACACTATCTTTAGTTGCTGCAGTAGATCAAGCATTAAAAGGTTTAAAAGTTTGGATTATCTTTCCTGTATATCCACAGGCTTTAGAGTCTTGGCTTAATCTAAAAAGCTTAATTAGACAGTTACCAGAGGATTATGCAGAAACTAGAGAAGTAGAGAAAAGAATAGTATTAGCTAATGGAGGATCTATACAGATTAAATCAGCTAATAAGCCAGAAACTCTTAGAGGTGCAGGTGGTATATCTCTTATAATCTTTGATGAGGTTGCTTATCAAGATAAAGAAACATGGGATACAGTTAGACCAATACTTAGTGATAGTTTAGGCAAAGCTTTGTTTATATCTACACCTAATGGCATGAATTGGTTTTATGAGCTGTTTGATAATGCTAAAAGGAGAGCTGATTGGAAAGTATTTCACTATCCTACAGATCAATCTCCTAGAATAAATAAAGATGAGTTAGCACAAGCCAAAGAGGAGTTAGGATCTATGGTTTATGCACAGGAGTTCAATGCAGAATTTACAGAGGTAGGACACATGTTCAAAAGAGAATGGTTTAAATATTATGACACTATTACAGGAGATGATCCAGAGTATGTCTTAGGAGATGAAGTAGTAAAGCATTCTGAACTATCTATCTTTGGAACTATGGACACAGCTTTGAGTATTAAAGAAACTGCTGATTACTCAGTAATAATAACAGTAGGATCTACTCCTAGTGGTAAGCTTTTAGTAATGGATGTATTCAGAGCAAGATTAGAAGCTCCAGAATTACTCCCACAGATAGAAGCAAAGATTGATGAATACAATATGTCTTGGTTGGGAGTGGAAGATTCTAGTTTTGGTTTAGGTATAATTCAGATGGCTAGGAGGCAGGGTTTGCCCATAAGGAACTTAAAGGCAGATAAAAGTAAAACTGCTAGAGCTGTACCTGCTGCTGCAGGTGTAGAAAATGGCACTATATGGTTTTTGAAAAATGCTAAATGGCTTGTAGAATTTGAAAGAGAATTAACTAGCTTTCCATCCTCTGGATCTCATGATGATATGGTGGATGCCTTAGCTTATGCAGCTAGGTTTGGAATAGTTAGAAAGACAAATTGGAGTGTAACCTAATTGGGAATTAGAGATAATATTAGAGGCTTCTTTGCTCAGGAAGTTCAAACAGAAAAGAAATCTGGGCAATATCCAACATCACAAGTAGTATTTCCATTTAATACTGATGCAGGTTATTTTAGTGGAGTCAATCAGATGAGCCCAGAGGGTAACTCAGCAGCTCTTGCTTGTTTAAATGTACTAGGAACAGCTTTTAGTGAGCCACCACTTAAAGTATATTTAAAGAATCAAGAGGGTATGGATTATGTAATGAATCATCCTGCTGAACAGTTACTATTGAATCCTAATCCAAATATGACAGCTTCTCTTATGAATAATTATATTGTTACTTCTGTTGCTGTGTCTGGAGATGCTTTTATCTTGAAACTTAGAAATGATGCAGGAGCTGTAGTTCAACTTATACCACTACTTCCAGAGATGGTAGAAGTTAAAGGCAATACAGAACAATTAATAACTAAGTATGAATATAAGCAAAAAGGCAACACTATGAGTATATTGCCAGAGGATATGATACACCTTAGAGAGAGAATAGATCCTAGAAATCACAGGAGAGGACTTTCTCCTCTTAGATCAGTAATGGTTGAAATATTAGGAGATGCAGCAGCTTCACAGATGGGAGCAGCATTAGTTAAGAATACAGGTGTTCCTAGTGTTGTTATATCTCCAAAGAATGATCTATCTATGACAAGTGATGAAGCTGAAAATATTGCTGAGGTATTTGGTAGGAGATTTGGAGGAGAGAATAGAGGCAGACCATTAGTAATATCTGGGGGAGAGGTTGATATAAAAACTCTTTCCTTTAGCCCTAAAGATCTAGAAATAGGCAAACTTAGATACATCAATGAGGAGAGAATATCTGCTGTGCTAGGTGTGCCTGCAATATTAGCAGGACTTGGATCAGGACTAGAGAGAGCAACATACTCTAATGCAAAAGAGCTTAGAGAGTTCTTTACAGAGCAAAAACTAATTCCAATGTGGAATCACTTTGCTAATGAATTTACTAAACAATTATTATTACAAGACTTTGAGGACAACACAGATTATTGCTTTAAGTATGATCTTTCTGATGTAAGAGCTTTATCTCAGGATGAGGATGCAACTATGCAGAGAGTAGTAACAGGATTTAATGCAGGATTTGTAACTGTTAATGAAGCAAGACAAGCTAATCAGTTACCTGCTTTAGATGATGGAGATTACTTTATAAGAAATATGATGGTTGCTGAAGTTCCTGTTGAGGGAGATGAAGTAACAATGTATCAAGCTGAAACATCAGAGGATATTGAGGAGAAAGCTGTATCTAAAAGAATAG